TCGCGCCGCAATACACTTCTGCGCCATATTCACCATCGGCGGTGAACATGTACAAACCATTTCCAGCAGCAATGATCGACTTGCCATTTTTACGCGGCACTTCGATGTAAACGGTGCGAAAGCGGCGGTGTTTGTCTTTTTGCGCTCCCATCCATAAACGCAGGCATGTATAAACTGCTGCCAAGGCTCCAACCTAATGCGACGCGCATTGATCGGCTTTTTCGCCCACTCTCCTTTTGTATGCACCAAGCGCTGTATAAAACGACAGGCTTTTTCGCCTTTGTCTTTGTTGAACCGGTACGGATAGTTTTTATCTTTCGAGCGCGCCAGATCATCTAAGTGTCGCTGGCACGCTTGCTGTACGTATGCACAGGCAACAATCCGACCGCTGACCACGTCGCGCGCGTATTTGGCGGCGGCGTTAACGTTCGGATATTTCGCCATCTGCTACCTGCTAGCTTTTAAATTCCTCAAACTCGTTCGCGCCATCGTCACCATCGCCGCCGGTGCCACTACTCATGCGCGCACGGCTTAACGGATCAAGGCCAAGCAAACTGCCTAATCGCGTCATGCTGCTGAGTGCGTCTTGTCGAACGTTCATTGCCGGATGTTTTTTCTCGCCACCGCTTGCTGTTGAGATCGTCAAACCTTGGTCGCTGAGCATTTTTTCGGCTTCGAGATAGCGCGAAAACGAATTGCAATACGACATCAACATCGGCGCATGGTCGAGCGTCAGCAATTTACGCTCGATCAGAATTTTGGATGTGGTTTGCCAAATACTCACCGCGTTGTCATCGATGAGTTCATTTGGCGGATCTATGCGAGTGATCAGCTCGCAACTTGGCGCAGTGCTAGCCAGTTGCTTACCGCCTTTGCGCCCGCCGCCTGCTGCTCTTGTCATGCTTACCTCTTGTGACGTGTCACGCGTTAGGATCGCGCCGCCAAAAAAAAGATCTTATTTGTCACGCATAAAAATCTGACTGGGGCGGCGGTACGTTGGGGGTAGGTTGTAGAGATTCACCCCTCCCCCCCATGCTTTGGAATGGTCGATAATGCGCACTGTAAGCACCTCTCAAGCCCTTATCGTTACTGACGTGACCGGCTTTACACGCATATGTTTAGCGACGAACCTAGACACCTTGTTGACGTCTGGTTTTGCGCCGGTGATAAACGCAAAAAAACGCAGCGCATCGAGGTATAAAACCACCCAAAACGGCAAAAAGATCTTGCAAAAGATCTTGTTTTTTCGCTTTGTCATCGGCTTTTTTCTCTCTCTTTGGCTGTTTTCTTCTTGTGGCATGTATTACATAACGCCTCTAAGTTGTCATCTGAATCAGTGCCGCCATGCTTTTTGGCTATGATGTGGTCAACATCGGTCGCCGGTACAACACGACCAGAGCGTAAGCAGTGCTGACACAGTGCTTTATCACGTCGCATGATGCGCGTGCGTATCACTTCCCACGCGTAACCATAGCCACGTTCGTGGCGGTCTTTACCCATCGCGTGCGTTTCCCAACCGTCCGATCGGTGCGCATCACAATAGCCACTCTTGTCAGTGGTCAGTGCGGCACAGGTTCGGATGCGGCAAGGCTTCGGTGTTCTTGGTGGCATATCCTTTAGATACTCCATGGATACACATAATATATTCTTTGAATACACAAAGGATATTAAAGGGGTGATCGCCGTGGGCACTGCTGTTTAATGGCGTTAGCCTGGCAACGCTCGACGACGTTGCAAATTCACTAGCATTTTTGCCGTTGGCGATCATGGATTGGTTTACTGCGTGGCGCAGTCTTCGAGCTGCTGAATGTATATGTGTAGGTTTTTCAGTGCTCGCTTTGGATAGCACGCGCCGCCGTTGTACTCGTACCACTCAAGCTGCGGTGGCATCGGTGGACAGCTATCGTTCCTTGTCGGTGTCTGATTGCACGCGGCCAGAAGCAGGACCGAAACGCTCAGCATTAACGCGCGTAGGATCATCGGTTATCTCTCTGTGTCTGTCTTCACGTCTTATCTGTTTAGCGTCTTTGTCGTAGCGCTCCCAACGTGCCAGCGCTTTATTCAAAAGCGCCAGCAAGTTTGTGATTGCGACTTTCATCGCGTTCGCTTGGCCAACTTCGGATCATGGAATGGCTCGTTCTTGGCTTTGCCTTTGTTCGCGGCGAGCCACTCCAACAAATCAATCAGCCAAGTTGGCAGCTTGGCCAGCCAAGTGGCAGGGATAAGCTGTCGCACTTGCGACCACACCGCCAACACAATCGACACAACCGTGACGATTGCCGCGCCGGTTTCACCAAACACGCCGGTGAGTAAATTAGCCCAGCCAACCGCATCACCGGTTGACGCCATCGCCAGCGGTGCAACAAGCAACGCCGCCATAATGGCCATCATCTTTTTCATACGCAGTCCTCTATGATTTCGCGTGGAAAGTTATCGATAAACTCTTGCGCGGTGCCAGCGCCGTGGCGCGTGTTGTAGTAACGCTTCCAGTACGACGCAAGCGCGGCAAGATCGGAGGCGTGCGGCAATGGCTCGCTCACTCGCATGTAGTGAGCGCGGCACATGGCCACCGCAAAAGAAAGATTGGTGATAAGCTCGCGCGGATGTGGCACCGCGTTCTCGCTGATACTGTCTACACTGGCCAGCACCACAATGCGCTCTGTCAGATCAGAGCGATAACGCAAAAAGTTGCGCCAAATATCGTGATACGTGGCTGGCTCCATCTGAATAATGCCAAGCGCGGGACCGTGGCCAAGTTGACGCAAATAAACGCCGTGGCTTTCTTGATAGATGGTGCCAAGCACCAAGCGCTCAGCGGCTAAGCTGTGCGCGCCAATTTTTTGTAAAGTAGGCCGGATAACTTCTTTTAGTAGCTGTGTCGCGTTCATTGTTACTCCACGAACTTAGAAAAGCGTTTTTCAAACAGCTCAAGGGCGCGGCTGCCCATAAAACCAGCGGTGCCAGCCATAAAACCGGCGAGCGGCGTTGGCGCTTCCATGTACCAGCACAGCCAGCTCGTTAACATGCCAGCAAAGCCACTGATAGCCACCTGCATCATCGCCTCACGCCAAAGAAACTTTTTCTTGTGTCGTCGTATGTGTTGAATGTGCGTCACTAAACCGCCCCAAAGTGCAAAGCCGGTAAAGGCCAAATACGTTAGGAGGCTGTAATTTTGGGGATCTTTATCAGGCATATGCATCAAATAAAAAAAGCCCACCAATGTGGTGGGCTTTGGGGCTGCAATCGAGTTGAGGAAGTGTTGTTTAGTCATGCCACGTGGCGCACTTTCACCACGTTGACTGAAACCTTATCGCAAAAGGTCAGGCCGTTTCAACACAAAAAGTGGTGTTTTAGGTGTTTTTTTCACTTTTTGTGGTAAACCGAGACAAAAAAACACTCATACGCGCGAGCGCCATCTTAAATCTATTTGATACACTGTGACGCGTCACGCCGTGAATAATGCATGTTTGAGGCTGATTAGCTATCCATGCTTGGCGTAACATACGCGCTTCAAAGCTCACGGTTTGGCGCTGCATTGGCCACCACAAGCCATGCTTGCTGAGTCGCTTTTTTCGGTGGCTGAGTTTCATAGCTCAAGGCTCCTTATTCCGTCGGTTTTGTGGCGCGATAAAAAGCAGCGACTATCACCCTCGAATAATCCATCACAGCCACTTGGCAGCGCTTCGCCACACTTGGCACATGGCTTGGCGCTCAATGCTTCAAGCTCTGATTGCAAACGCTGAAAATCACGCTTGATAAGCAAGGCAACAAACTCTGATTGGTCGTATGGCTCACGATTACCGGCGCGAACGCGGCAAAGCTCGTCTAGCTGATCGCGCTCTGTTTCATCCATTTTGATGCGTACCTCTTTAATGCCGCTCAAGCGGGCGCGCTCGCGTTCGGCGGCTTTTCTTTTCTTCGCGGCTTCGCGTTTCTTTTCGTCTGTCATTGCGTTAACTGCTCCGCGTTCGTGGCTGCATGAAACACTCGACCATTGCGTATGTGGTTTATCATATTGAATGAAGCGTTTTTCTTTTCGTCCACATGTATCTCTACAAGCAATTTGTCGATTAAGCCCTTAGCTATCCACATCCTCAAACCGCCACGATTAACTCCGAGCTGATTGGCAGTTTTGGTCTGATTGTTTTCATTGAGCTCTAGCAAGTCTCTAACGGTGCATACATTGATATTTTGAGTTTTCATCACTTCTCCTTAACGTAGGTTTGTTCGTTCACTTAGCGTGGGTTTGCGTCTCACCATCACACCAGGCACACGCTTGGTGAGTGTTTTAAATTTGTTGTTTTCCATCACCGGCAGGCCGTAGCTGTCGGTGACAATAAACGTCACTTCCTCGCTGCATGTATCGACGCTGACCACGTCTGTTATCTCTTGGCCACGGCCATCAAAAACAGAAACAGGACGGCCAATGCGGGCGGTATTTTCAACTGTGAACATCATTCAGGTTCCTTTTGATTATCTTCCTATGTGTAAGAGTGCCAAAAACCCTCACCAAGCCAGTTATGCCAAGGCTTCGCGGCTGCACTTATTTTCAGTGCGTGTCGCTATGGTGGCGGTGTCTAAGGCATGTTTTTTGGTGTCGAGGTAGTCATGCCAGCGGTTGAGCGCATCGCGCTTTTGCTCCTCGACGTAGCTATGAATGTATGCCTGGTCTAGCTTGCTCATGGTGTGGTTTAGCAAGCGTTCGGCCACGTGATAGTCAATGCCAAGATCGGCCCAACAAGAACGCGCCAGCTTGCGTAAATGGTGAGACGTCCAGTCGCCATCACTCACCGCTTGGATCCAGCGATTGGCCTCTTGCTCATTAATGCAACCGCGTTGGTTTTTGGATGGAAACAGAAACGGCCCTCGGTAGCCATGCATCGACACGAACAGGCGGTGTTGTTCAAGCCACGGCATCAACCATTCAGTGAGCGGCAAGATCAACTCGTTACCGTTTTTGGTGATGCTTTCTGGCAAGATAAGACGGCGGTTTTCAATATCGATGTACTCCCAGCGAAATTGACGCGTCTCACCAATGCGCGTGGCGAGCGATAGCATCAAGACAACCAAGGTTTTATGATATGGCTTGGCGGCTTTGATGGCTTGCCATAGCTCGGGAAGTTGCGCCGCTTTCAGTTTGCCTGGTGACGCTTTGATTGGCGTGTCGATAAAGTCAGTAAACACACAACCGGCGAGCGGGTTGGCATCGATGTGATTGAGCTTTTTGGCTTGATTAAAGGCTCGTTTAAACAGTGCAAAGTGCTGGCGTACTGTGCCAAGGCTGTAACGGCTTTGCAGTGGCCAGATTAACTCACTATCAATGACTGGCTCGCATAGTTCGCTAATCAACTCGTTACCAAGGCACGGGATCAAGTGTTTGTTGATGCTGCTTTTGATATTGAGTTTGCGATTTTTGCTAAGGCTTCTATCTGCTAATGCGCGATCTCGATACCATGCCAGCAACTCAGCCACGGTGCGCCAATCATCCATCACCGGCGTGTCATCAATGGCAATCGCCGCCATAAAATCCTCTTTACGCGCCATCACCTCTTTGGCTGTCATCACCGGCCATTTCGCCAGCTTAGTGCGCGTGGTTTTGCCTTTTTTGTGACTGACTAAATACCAACTCGCTGACTCACGGCTTTTGTGGATACGCAGCTCAAACGGCTGGCCAATCGCATTAATCGCCGTTACCGCCGGATCGGCTAAGGCGCGTTTAATCGCCGCATCGGATAACTTACATTGCATAGTGGCCATGCTTACCACTCCCACATCCGCTTTAATGCCAACTCATCGCGTAATTGCTCCGCTTTGCGGCGTGCGTCAGCATTGCGGCGCTCTTTCGAGGTGGGCCGGACGTAATGCGACTTAAAGCGCGGCGGGCGGTGTGTGCCAACAAAGTTACTGGATTGCTTTTGATACATAGTCTCGTCCTTTTTTGAGTCTGCGTTTGTACGTTTTTAAGCTGATAGATAGCGCGGTGGCTTTCTCTGCTTGCGTCGCCATCGCACTTAACCCTGACAAGCGGCGCGCGCCATACTCGACACGCACCACATCGACCACGTGCGGATCACTTGCCGCCAACTGCATTAAGGCGGCTTCTATTCGCGCTTCAATGCTGTCAATCACCGGCTGGCCACCTTTGCTTGATCCAAAGTTAAAATGGCCCTGACACGCGATCATTTTTGACATCAGCGAGCCATAACCGGCGATCAGCTTGCCGTTTTGCGTCCAGCGTGCCCACGCTTCGAAAAGCTCGTCTGTTGCGTGTCGGTTTGCCATGTCTAAACCTGATTTCTGTATTCGTTCAGCCAGTAGCGAACGCGTTCGCGTTCGGCTTCTTCCATTGCGTCTAAGCGCTGCGTGATCTCGAAACGTGTCATTTTTGAGCGTTCCAAGCGCCACAACCAATACGCGGCTTTTTTCTGGCACTGTGTCTCAAACGCTAATTGCTCATTACCTGGCGCGGCGAGATTGATGGTTGTCATCGTGACTCCTTAATTGATGCAAACACTCGCTGATCGCTTCATGCGGTGTGAATACGTGATCAGGCACATTGGATTTGATAGACACTTGCAGATCGTTAGGTGCAATGCGCAACCATCGATAGTGCTTCGTCAATGAGCCGTAAACGTGCAGAAATTGCGCGCCGCGCTCACGTAAAAGCGCCACCTCTTTGTGATTTTGTGGCTGCATCACCACGGTGATATAACGTCGCAAGCGTGATTGGTTGGGAAGCTGGCGCGCCAAGCGTGCTAAGCGTGTTTCATCATCGCTAATAAATGACAAATTGAGCTTTTGCACTCGCGCCGGATAAAAGTGCATCAACTTCTCAACAATCTGATCTCGCTCTCGTAATAAGCCGCCGACCACCACCACGATCATTGCGTTACCTCGCCATCTTTTTTGGCGAGATACACACGCCGCCAAGCGTCGATATTGACGCGGCCAGCACTTTTTAAGCGGATAATTTCTTGTGCTCGGGCGTTCGGGAATCGCTCTAAGTCACGCCACGATCGCACCGTGCGCACCGCATAACCCAGCGATTCCGCCGCACGACGCACCGCACGTGGATTGCCAAACTCAGTGATTAACCAATCTGCAAATAACAAGTCTTTTCTCCGTACCACTTTATGTGCCTATGTTAATCACAAAACGTGGTAAACAAAAGCGCAATATATAGAAAGAGGCACAGAATGTGGTAAGATAATGAGCAAACGAACTAATAAAAAGATAACCAATGAATGCTGATTATCGAGAAGAAGTAGCGCAGCGCATTAAGGAGCAGCGCCAAGGTGAGGGGCTAACCACCGGCGAGGCGGCGTTGCGCGCTGGAGTCGGTCAAAGCCGCTGGCTGAACTGGGAATGTGCGCTACGCATACCAAAAATGGACCTATTGCCAACCATCGCCAAGGCCATCAATACCACACCGGCACATTTGGCAGGTTGGGAGCCAGCCGCGCATGAAAAGCGCTTGGCCAACTTTGTTGCGCCAAAGGGCGAAAACGTGATCGCGCTCGATGCTGCGTACCTAACAGCCAACGGCGTCAGCAACCAAGAGTTGATATTGACACGCGTGATTGACGACTATATTGATGCGCTCAACCGTGATGATCTGGCGTTGATAGATACCGAGACTAAGGCAGTAGAGGACGCACAATATATCTATGCGATTGCGAAAAATGAGCACGTGATTTTCCGCTACATTCGCCAAGAGCTTGGCGGCGGCTTCACCATCTACGCAGACAATAAAACGCACGCGCCAGCGCAGAATTTTAGCGCCGATGAATTCCAACACTTAGAAATCATCGGTAAAGTGGTTGGTCATTGGCGCTTTGTTAATCAATAAGTAACACCAAAAGCCACGGCGAGGCCGTGCTTTTTTATGCGCCGATATACCACATTTAGTGAATAAAACGCGACATTTACCACATTTTGAGGATGTACCATGCAAGGCTCTCTTATCGCCCAAACACACAACCTGCCTGCTGCGGCCAAAAAACAAAAACTAAAACAATCACTCAACCGACAAGCCGCCAAGCAAACACTGATCGCGCTCGCCGCGAGCAGCATCATTGATTTATCTGACGACGATGATCCTAAGTCACGCGACAAACTTCGTCGCCAAGCTGAAGCGATTTTGTATCTCTCTGAAGAACTGGAAAACGAAATGGGTGAAAGTGCCGCTATCGCGCATGAGGTATAAGCGAATGTATATCGAACTCGACGAACTACAACTTGACGTGCTCAACCGTCTGGCCAGTGGCCAGACACGCACACGAATAGCCAACGAACTGTCACTTAGTGAAGCGGATGTGAAATCCATTGAGCTAGACATTCGCGCACGGCTGGACGCCAAAACCGCCGAGCACATGGTTTCGCGCGCGTGGCAATTTGGCCTTTTTACACGTGCGCTTTGCCTGGTCCTTGCGCTGGTTTGCACACTGCAAATGTTCACACCAACACCGGCGCGCCTACCAAGCCGCACACGTACCAACATCGTACGCGTACTCCGGCTTAAAAAACGCGACAGCGTGGCATAGGATGACACATGGCCACACCATCAAATCATCAAAGCCAAACAGACAAAGCCTTTCGCGATTTCACGCAAACGCCGCCGTGGCTATTCCATGCGTTTGACGCCGAATTTCACTATGACCTGGACGCCGCCGCGTTAGATGAAAGCGCACTGTGTGAGCGCTATTACACGCCAAAAATCGACGGATTGGCGCAAGATTGGAGCAAAGAGCTAGCATTCAACGGCGTTCCGCGCGTGTGGATTAATCCACCATTTAGCAACATTTTGCCGTGGATAGAGAAAGCCAAAGAACAGCGCGAACGCGGTGTGCTCACCACGCTGCTTGTGCCGCATGAAAACCGCGCCGAATGGTGGCCATACGACACGGCCAGCGAGATCCGCGACATTGTTGGCTATTACGTCACGAGACACTACAAAAGCGGCAAGCAAAAAGGCGAGGAATATCAAAAATGGGTGAGCGGCGGGATCAGCTTTATCGATGCTAAGACCGGCCAACAAATGCCCCACGAACTCAATAAACCGATGTGCTTAATTGTTTTTAATCCATTTCACACCGGACCGACCATTTACAAGCCAGTGCGCAAAGATTTTTTAATGCGCCTTGGCCAACAACAACTTGATACATTGCACGCAGCTTGAGGTAATCACATGGACGCAGCAACACAAGAAATCAAACGCCTTAACACTCTGGATCAGCTCACCGAGCATGACAGCGCCACCTTGCTTGAAGCGCTGATCGTGCGCCACAACCAAGAAAGTACAGAATTTGACGATCTCGTTAGCTTGGCCACGCGTGCGGAACAAGAACGCGACGGCTACAAACGCCAAGCGCACACGCAAGCAAAAGAGATAGACACACTCAAGCAAGAAAACGAAAAACTGACCGCCATTGCGCTCGACGCGGAAAAGCTGGCCAGCGCGACCAACGCCTTGCGCGCCGAACGTGATCAACTTAAAGGCCAGATACGCGCCGCACAGAAAACCATTCAAGAACTACGCGGTGGTGACAGTCCAAAAAAATTGCGGGAGCAAAACAAGCGGCTGAAAGAAAAGAGCCAGGAAAAGGAAAAGCGCAACGAACGCTTGATGCGTGAAAACAAAGCCTACAACCAAGAAAATCGCGACTTACAAGCCAAGCTCAATAAAGCGGTGCAAAAAGTAGCAGAATTGCAGAAACAGCTAGAACACGACACCGGCAGCGGCTTATACCACAACAAAGAGCACCACCTGATTATCTGGCCACAAAAAACCAAAATGCAGCGGCCGGACGGTAGCTTGTTTGAATCGCGCTCACTGCTTTACTTACACCAATCTGGCCGTGGCGGCATTGTCAGCTACGATCCAGATACAAACAGCGCTGCGTTATGCGCCGCGCCAAAAAACGGATTACGCATGAGCAAAGACACGATAGAGTTTGCGCAAAACTGGCTATACAAAGTCAACGAACTACAAGACGGCGTAGTCACTGAGGAAGACATGATACCGGTCAACTACAACGATTGACCGGCAAAAAAAGAAAAAGCCCACCAATTTGGCGGGCTTTTTCTTTTCCATCATAGCTGTTTTCTAAGCTGCCTGTGCGGCAGTGAACATGTTTAAAAACGACTACAATTTCTAAGCTGCCTATGCGGCAGTAAACGTCTTTACCTTATCGCTGCCTTGTTTTTCTGTCAACCACTTATCGAGATTACGATACAACCAATTCATCGTGATCAGGGTGATTTTTGCACCAGAATTTCTTAGCGTGGTAGATAGCAGATAGTTGTTTGGTCAGCGACCAGCCTTTTATCTCGTTGATAAAATCTACCGCGTTTTCTTTCGCGCCTAAGAACTCGCGCACCGTATCATCATATTGATAGCCCTCACTCACGTGCCAAGATAACAACCTGGCTTCTCGATTCGCATCCTCTGACGGCATATAGCCATTGTAAACAGAGTAAAGGGCGTTCCATTGGTCCTCTGTTAGCTCAGGCTTGTTTTCTTCCATGATCACGGCGTACTCGGACGCCATACCATTAATAGAGCCAGAAAAATTAATACCCTCACATGCTGACGCCATTGATATAACGCTACAAACGCCGATTGTTTCATCCACCAATCGGACTGATTTTTTCACTGCGGCCATTTTAATCTTCTCCATAAAAAGGCCGCTAGGCGGCCTTTATTTTGTTTCTATCGTAGAGCGTTTTCTAACACCTCGGTATTCGGCGTTTTTTCGAGATCTGCTAACTCAAAAAGCAAAGACTCTGCATCGGCAATAAATTCAAAAATATCATCACGGTTAGGTCGATGGTAAGCCGCGTTGAAGTCGCCCCAAAGGTAGAAACAATCGCGGTCAGAATCAACATTTGACACGTCTAGGCACACATAAAGCCAATCGTAACCCTCATCAATATCAGTTTTGAGATAAAGGCTAGTATCTGAACCGACACTTGTTCTGATAGTGCGTAATTGATACTTGCCATTCATTAAGCGATTAACACCCAAATCGTCCATTTGAGCCTCAATGAAATTAGCAAATGCCTTGGTTTTTTCTAGCAGAGGCTTTGTGCAACGTTTCGCGCTTTGGATGCGGTCTAAAACAGCGTTTAATTCTTTTGTATCCATGATTTTTCCCTTACTTTCGCCCTGCATTTGCGAGCTTCTTAGTTGGTTTCTGGTGTGTACTCCCTGAGTACGAATTTAATATATCGCACCCATGCCGCACCGTCAACAATAGAAAGTTAAAAATCGTGACTAAAATCAAAACAAAAGATACACCAAGGATACCCTAAAAATACCCCTTGAATACACATACGGTATTCATCTAATATTCTTAGTGTATTCAACAGGGAGTAACCGCATGATCATATCTATCGCGCATAACAAAGGCGGCGTTGGCAAAACGACCACCACACTGAACCTTGCAGCTGTGCTTAAACCGGCATTGGTTGTTGACCAGGACGCTCATCAAGGCTTGGCCATCATCAACCGACTTAGAGATAAACCGCTTAACGTTGTGACGCGTCACAACAAAGCGGAATTACTAAGCACATTAAGAGATGCCGACGAACGCGGCGACCTGGTATTAGTCGATTGCGGTGGTTTTGACTCAGACACCAACCGCACCATCGTGGCTGTGAGCGATTTGGTTATCGTACCTGCCAATGATGACGTCACCGAGCTGATCGGTTTGCGGCGCTTTGATGACATTTTGAGTGAGATAAACGAAAAGCTAGGTACACGCGTGAACGCGCGTGTGCTGTTTAACCGCGTTCATCATGCTCGGAAGCACTTCGAGGACGTCGAAAGCTTTCTCAATGACAGCGAGAACATGCAGCGCCTTACCGCCACACTGCCGCAACGGCGAGCGTACTCGCAAGCAATGAACAAAGGCTTAGGCGTCACCGAATACAGCCGCACCAAATACAGCGACGCCACGCGCGACGTTAAAAAGCTGTGTGATGAAATCAACGCAATCATTACGCAGTAAGTATCTATTAGATACACTAAAGATACATAAAAGATACTAATAGGATATTTTAATGGGTAAGAAGTGGGACCAACTCAAAAACGTCGGTGATGATGCAGTGCTAAAAGAAAACACGACCACACCGGAAAAGCGCACGCGATCAAAGCACTTGAAAAATATTCCGGCGGCATTTTTTGAAAGACACGAAACGCTATACAGCCAGGGAAAAACCACACTCGATTTTTCAAACTTTATCTATGAAGCGATTAGGGAGAAGCTAGAGAAAGAAGAAAGCCAGAACGGCTAGAAAGAATGAGGCCGGTGAGCCTTTCACCTCACACCGGCCAAGACATACTGATTTTATGGGAGTAACCAACATGTCAGCGCAAGAATATAACAAGTTATTGAAACTGCGTACAGGCGAACTTTCCGAGCTAGAGCCACACATACTGATCGCATTAATCAACCACAGGCGCGATAGCTGGTACAGAACCCCGCTCCAGCGCATATTAAATCGTCGCCTCCTCCTTGCTTGATACAGATACACCTTGACCTAAAAACCGGCGCAGTTTCTTATGCTGCGCCATCATCACACTTACGCACTCTTGCAGCTCCATATCACAATCATCGCCGCTTAATAGCGCGTCGTTCATCGTCATAGCCACTGTGTCGAGCATATCCATCGTGTGTTCGATAACATTATTTTTATTGTTCATAAATCCATCTACTGCTTATCTTTTGGACCAATGAGGCTTTACAGCCAATTGACGCGTAAATCGTCTAATTTTTTTGTCACAGCCGCAATGCAACCCGCCAATAACGACGGTTATTTACAAAAAAACCGCTTAAATCGATGGCTTTTTTTGTGAAACAAGATCACAAAACAGCGATCATGACCAATAATTAGAGCATGTTATCAATAGTTGTTGTTGTGGTGGTTGGGCAGTTAGATGATTGACGCGATCCGAGTGATAAGAAAACGCAAAGGATTGAGCCAAGCGGAGCTGGCCGCGCTGGCAGGGATGAGCGAGGGAACGTATCAGAAATACGAAAGCGGCGCTGTGGACATAAAACTAAAACGCTATCACCAGATCATCGATGCGCTTGGCGTGTCAGAGCTGGATGTGGTTTTAGAGCGGTTGGACATTTCTGGCGCGGGCGCGCTGGATGTGGCAGCGGCAGCAAGGTTGCTAGAGCCGCAAAGCCGGTTAGAGGTGGTGCAGACCATTGTTCGTGAATAGCAAAAAAAGACCGTACGCTCGCAAAAATATGGTGCGCGCTAGACCTATTATGTTTAATAGCCAAATTTATTGGCCATAACAGCGCTTTAAAGCCTCCAAACACATAAAGCCGCTAAAAGTGGCGGCTTTTTAGTGTGTTTATGGCTAGAAAATCTGTTGTAAAAATGTTTCATTTTGGCGAGATTTTCGACGGGGATTTGCTCGATGGGATTTGGCGGCTTTTAGGCATCGAAACCGCCAAAAGATCAAGTTTTGTTACTTCTGGTTCTCAATCTCTCTTTTTACTCGCTCAAGGGCGCGTATTGCGCCCTCAAAATACGCATCATTGATGCGCTCACTAAACGGATCGTCACAATCATCATTCTCTCGCTGCGTGTTAAGCGCGTTGATGCGTGATTCAATGATTTTTATCGCTTCGTCCATGCTGTTTCCTTATTAGTCAAATATCGTTATTTGTTCGTCGCGTTCGTGCGGCAAGTCCATCTCTTGGCCGGTGCGTTCGCGGTACACCTTGGCGGCGTGATGGTGGCCTGGTCGCGTTAATTCCGTGACCAAGGCAAGATCAGCGCGGCGTGCCAATGAGATAAAGCCACGACTTGCCAACAAACGCACCCCTTTGCGAAAATTCGACGCGTCTACATCACTTGCGCGTGATTGACTGATCATTCGTCTGATTGCCGATACCGGCACCGGCTTGGCTGCGCGCTTGGTTTCCAGCAACGCGAGAATAAAAAGCGCGTCTTTTTGGTTTTTAGATAAGCGATGATCACTCACCCTTAATCACCCCCAAGGTGTTTTAACACTCGTCCATAAAATCGGCCGGATCGCGTGTCACCTTTAATTGAACTTGGATAACATCCTCACCACTTTGCAACACACCAAGCAACACCTGATTATCTTTATGGCCACCGCCAAGCATATCCGCGATCAATTCTTCAATATGCGAGCTGGCATCCTCTGTCACTTCAATGGCTCCACTCATTTGGTTACTCCCATTCATCAAAAATCAGCGCATATACGCCAACACCGGCAACACCTGCTGAGGTGCGCGACCGGTGACCACTAAAAAGCGCCGCCAGGTTTCATAATTGATTTTGCGTGCGCCGGATTTGTACTCACGAACGCGGCGATCACTGCTTAACCCGAGCAACGTGGCCAGCTTGGCATCACTGCCGTAGGCCGGAAAATGCGACTGGAATTGCTTAAAATACGCCGACACAATATCTTTGTGCGGCGCTTGCCAGCGCGGCTTATCTAATAAGTGATCATGGTTGTATTGCGTTTCATCAATATCTAACGCTGACTCAATCACGGGCGCGGCCAAATTCACCTCAAGCTGCTGCATGGCTTTTTGTGTTTCACGCGCTATGATGGCTTGCTGCTGCTCAGCCAGTGGCGGGATCTCTATTTTCACGTTATTTCCTCTTTTTGCCTCGAAAAGTAGGGGGAATACTCCCCCAGGCTATCGACTAATAATCGGTTTCTTCCAACACCTCGACTAACCGGCCACGCCTCTCGATGGCGTTTCCGCTTTCATCGTGCAAATGCACATTGACGATCTCGCCAATGAATTCACGCGCGTGTTGGCCGTCCAGCGTATCGCCGTCTATCGTTCCTACCGTTTGATCATCGAGCAAAACTTTAAATTTCATCTTATAAATCCTTTTCACTGTTAGCCCGTGAAAGCAGGGGAGGCAAGCCTCCCCGTTTTTCATCTGGGGCACAATTCGATATTTCGAACATCTGATACCCTGATGTTGACCAAGCTCAGCGAACCGGTGGCCAATGGCTCCCACTTGCCGCTGTCATGCAGCATTTCAAAGCAGTAATAGAGAAAGCGCGGAAGCATCACTTCTGTACGCTCTACGCGAATACCAATATGCTCTGGATTAAAATCGTAGGTTGGTTGGCCACAGGTTTCTAAAGAGCCGCGACGAACAATCCAGAAATCAGCCTCTTTAAAGTTCGTCTTAATGGTCGCTACATCAGAAAGTTTCATAGTTCCTCAATCGGTGGCATAAACTAGCCGTCTCGGAACGAGTGGCTTTCTGTGTGCCGCCCGTTGATGTTTACATATAGGCGCTTTGCGCCTATATGTAAACATCAAAAACAGTGTTTTGAGTGTTTATTTTAGGCTTTTTGCGCCTATGTGATTTGAGTCAAAAAAAGCCACCCGTATGGGTGGCCTCTATTCTGTTACGCGGTCACGCTTTAACGCTTCGCCAGGAGATCGACAGATTGGTTGTGCTTATACGTGCAATGGTCGCCAACACCGATGGCCAGCAACCACACCAATATCCAGCCGCCGAACGGCGCGGCAATGATGGCCAACAATACTAGCAACAAGGCACCGGCAATCGATGAATACAGCACGCCGAGTGGACCAAATAACGCAGTGAGCAACAAAGAGATAAAGCGAGATTTTTTGGTTAAGTTCATATGCATTCCAATTTTGCTTAACAGTTACGATCACACGCAATTTGTCTAACCATGTCAAATGCTTTGTCCAGTTATCGAGGAGCGCGCGACGAGATGCCAGACCGGTGCGTAGCACCGCCACATCACTCACCAGTTCATCTATCGTTTGACGAATAATGATAGCCATCATTGGCACAAAACTTGCCCATCAGCCTGCCAGACCGCGCCGGAGGCGCTGCTTGATAGGTATTGGTGATGCTTATCGCGCGTAGCGCGTTTTTCACTGTGTGTAGATATGGCTACCACGATATTTACAACGACTCGAACACTAAGGGCTTTGCTGAGATGTGTTTCTATCTATCTCGCCGGATAAGCGAACGCGCAGCGCTTGCGCTGCTGTAGTGAGCGCGGCGAGGCATTCTATTATTTTGTTTCTTTTTAATCTGGGGGTAGGTGCGCTTGCTATAAGGCTGTGCTTGCGCCAGTTGTTTTGTGGATAAATTTACAACCGGCGAGACCGAGCAAGATCTGAACAAAAACGATCCGCTAAGATTAGATGATATTATAACATTCTGGCTAGGGCGTGTTGATCTTTCGTGATTGTTTTTTGAACGGCATGATAAGGCGTTATAATCTCTTTCGCCAAAAACAAACTGTAACGCCATACCATGCCGAGACTCATGCTAACTGATAAGCGGTGGCAAAAGCTACTTCAAGTAATGAAGAACACTGGCCGCATTTATAATAAATCTGAACATAGAATGACCTTTGAAGGGATCCTTTACCGCTTGCGAACAGGAGTTCCATGGCGTGATCTTCCAACAGAGTTTGGGGACTGGAGCACTGTCTATCGTCGCTTTAACCTATGGTCGAAGAAAGGCCTGTTAGACATATTATTCAAGGAGTTATCAAAACTTTCTGATTATGACTGGGTGTTTGCAGACGGCTCAATAGTCAAGGCTCATCAGCATAGCACAGGCGCTGCGACACCAGACAGTGAGTGTATTGGAAAGAGTCGCGGCGGTAACTCAACGAAAATTCATTTGGTCGTGGATAGCGGCGGATTACCCATCTATTTTGAACTATCAGAAGGCCAGAGAAATGATATTGCTCGTGCCGAGAGCCTTGTTGACCACCTTAAGGAGATCAACGTATTTATCGCTGATAAAGGCTATGACAGCGAAGCTTTAAGGGCATATGTTGACTCTAAAGGTGGTGACACCGTTATACCGACGCGAAATTATGGACAAGATATCGACAAAGAAAGCATGGATTGGTGTCTCTATAAGTATCGACATTTAGTTGAGAATGCTTTCGCGAGGATTAAGCACTTCCGAGCAATATCAACGAGATATGATAAGTTAGCAAGAAATTACGCCAGTATGGTATCACTGGCGTTTACTATAATGTGGCTGCCGATGTATTGCTGAATAAAATGTGTACAGCAAAGATCAACACGCCCTAGGTACCAGTTACCAAGATATCCGCATGCACATCGAAGAGTTGTACGGTATTCATGTATCTAACGGTACCATCAATGCCGTGACTGATAAGCTACTGCCTGAGCTTCAGGCTTGGCGTGAGCGGCAATTAGACGCGGTCTATCCGATTGTCTGGCTCGATGCCATTCACTATAAAATCAAAGAGAACGGGCGCTTTATCACTAAAGCGGTGTACACCATTCTCGGCCTCAACGTTGAGGGGAAAAAAGAGCTGCTGGGCCTTTACCTGTCAGAGTCTGAAGGTG